GCCGGTTGCAGAAGCGGTGTCTCTGAGGCTTGGGAAAAGGCTGTTAGGCGAAGTGGATGACTTGAGTTCACCAGTAAGGTTCCGTATGGCATCACCGGCCCAGTCGCCTGCCGCTTTACCCGCCGCACCATTCTGCGCGGCCGAGAAGTAGTGTCTGTAGCAAGGCAGAATGATATGCGTATCCGTCAGGCAGTACTTGCCGCAGGAGCCTTCCTGTGCGGCGGCCTCTGCGTCCCATTCCGCCTCTGTGGCCAGGTAGCCCCCGCAGCTGCGCACCCATGCTTCCAGCTGGGGGTAGGTGCCCAGTGTAAATTTTTGTTTAACATTGACCGCCACTGTGCCGGGCAGCGGTGTGCCGGTGGTGGAAAAAAGCAATGCGCCCACAGGCATACCGCCTTCGCCGGAGCCTACCACCCGCCAGTCGCTCCACTGGCCGGTGGAGGTACGGCGGCGGTTCCAGCCGGGGTGGTCAGGGTCGTCAGCAGGCCAGCACACCTGTGTGCGTCCGGCATCGGCAGGCAGAACCATGGTATGCACAAAAGCCCACGTACCAGCAGGCAGCTCCGGTGCATTCTGCACTTTGGCCCGGTCACAGGCGTACAGACTGTTATGGGCGATGGTGTTCAGGTCACCTTCAAATGACGCATGCTGCCCTCCGGCGGAAAATCCCCTGAAACGCTCCGGTCCCAGTTTGAGAATGGCTTCTTTCAGCTGTGCGTTATCCGCTTTTTCCGGCTGTATGCCCGCCTCTGCCAGTACATTCAGAATTTCATCCTGCACGGCATTCAGCCAGTCGGCGCTGACCACGGTGGCAGGTTCCGGTATGGTGGGGTTACCTTCGGTAAAGCGCCCCTCCGCGGTGGCACCTTGTGAATCAATCCGGTGCATTGGTTCCTCCGTATGAAAAAAGGACTTCGGTATGGGCCGGTTTCAGCCTGCGGAAGACACATTCCAGCAGATGATCGCCCCATGAGGACAGGGTTTCGCCCGCGGCGCTGCGTCCGGCGCTGAAGCGGCGTTCGGTAATGGCAGGTGCGGCTACCCCCCATGCCCATTGCCAGTCGCCGTTGGTCAGCATGTCGCCCGCATGTGAACCGGCGCAGAACGGCGGGTATTCGTGCACCACCACTCTGTAGCCAAGCAGCATGGCAAGGCGCGTAAACCATGCCCGCGACAGGCCGGCCTGTTCCTGCACGGCTATGGCCAATGCCATGATGCGTTCCTGCAGCGTGGTATCAGGATGGGAACAGGCATCGGGCAGGCCGTAAACACGCTCCCAGTCCGGCAGCCATTCCTGCGCGCGGAACGGGTCTATGCCCATGACGGCACGTACAGAAGCAGCCAGCGCGGCATCAAGGGCGTTGCCTTCTGCGTGCAGCTGCGCCCGCAGGCGCGGGGCTTCCGCGCTGTAGCTGGTGGGGGGCAGCAGGTGTTGCAACAACCGGATATGGCCCATTTACATGGCCTCCAGCGTCACCTGCCCCGGTCTGGGCCATTGCAGGCGGGTGGCATCCACCACGGCCTGCACGTTAGCGGCGGGGGTTATCAGCTGTCTGTCCTGCACGCCTGCCATGCCGGATATGAGCGCCTCCAGATGGGAACGCACCACAAGGTCGCCCGGCAGCAGTGCGGCGAAAAATACGGCAAGCGACTGCTGAAGCTGCGCCGTTACCACGGGCAGGGTGGTGCCCTGCAGCCGCACGGCGGCGTGCACGTCTATCATCAGCGGCTGCGGGGCCAGCACGGTGACGCCGGCGGCCGTAACAGGGCGCTGTGCATCAATATGCGCCTGAACCGCCGTTACCAGCTCTGCAGCGGGCAAACCGTCGGCGGACAGCACCGCCACGTCCACTGTGCCGAGGCCGCGGCGCAGGGGATACACAAAAGCCGCGGTAACGCCGGGCACCTCCAGCGCCCAGCGCTGATAATCGTAGCGGTTGCCGCCGCCCGGCGGAGTACGCATATGCAGCAGCAGACGCTCCAGCAGCTGGGCGTCGCTTTCGGCATCGGTGCCGCCGGCAAGGGACAGCTGTGCGCCGGAAAGTATGCCGGATGGCGCATTGACCAGCGTTACCGGCTCTGCCGTGTAATCCGGCAGGGCCTTGGCCGTTACGGCCCGGCAGGGCACGGCCGCGGTGCCGGTTTCATCCAGCACAGCCGCCGCCGTGGTGGCAAATTGTTCTCCTGATGCGGGGTGTGCGGCACGGATGCCTGCCGCTGCGGGTGTCTGCGGTGCACCGTGCAGCGTCAGGGTGCCTGTGGCTCTGGTAGCCGGTTTGCGGGTGATGCCGCGCAGGCCGCAATGAATTTCAAGGTATTCGGTATCCGCCGTGTCCGGCAGAATCTGGCGGGCAATCCACAGCTGGTGCTGGTACAACCCTTCGATGGCCGATGCCGTGGCACTGGCCCGCACGTAGTTGTCGCTGTCGGGCAACGTCGCGGCATCGGGCTGCAGGTTTTGCGTATCGCGCAGAATACCCTGACGGATAGCGGCGAAGTCTGGCGTGATATACGGCATGGCGAATCCTGTAATCTGTTCAGATAACACGAACAGGGTATTGGAACGTCTGTTGATTACCGGTTGAATCAGTGGCACAGATAATCAACAGGCATACACCGTTATGCGGCTGCATGGCCGTCACCTGTATGGACTGTGCTCTGCCTGCCTCAACCAACGGGGCCAATGCCTGCTGGGCATATTGCTGTGCAAGGGTACGGATGCGGGGCAGGTCTTTTTCGCGCGCTATTTCGTGCAGGCGCGAACCTACCGTGGGGTCTGCCCACCATGTGCCCAGAGGCGTCATGATGCGCAGATAGATGGCGTTGCCCAGATGGCTGATGCGCTCTCCGGTGTAGTCGCCTGTATATGGATTTAACCCTGCATCGTTTCCCATGCCGCCACTGTAGTGGCGGCCGAGATACAGGACAGGTGGAAGGGGTTCAGAATGTCACTGGAAGAATGGCAGGCGAATCTTGCCGAGTATCGAAAGATTATCATCCTTGCGCTAGTTACCAGAGAGAAAGCGCAGCCGCCTCTCAGGGTCTGGTATCTGAAACATTCCCTGTCTAAAAATGAGCATATCGATTTTGACGAAGCCCTACGCTATGCTGTAGCAGACGGCGAAGTGATTATGCACAAGGGTGATGTGATTATGCGCGGCCCGAACTTTGACCTTGCGGTTAGTGATATAGCTGATCGATAAAATTACTCAGGTTCCCCGGTAGTCCCGCCGGAATCCCCCTGATGGCGGTGATGCCTCTGGCTTATGCCACCGGCGACATGATCTCCCTGCGAGGTTATGTCGCCGGTTGTGTTTATGTGGGCATTTATGCTGGCCTGCGCCTGTTCACCGTCCATGCCGCCGAAGGCCAGCGTGGGGCTGGCAAAGGTTGTGCCCTCAGTCGCCGTGGCCTGCCATGACTTTGTCTGCATGGTGATGCTTTGGGCCGCATTGATGCGGAAGTGGTCGCAGTCGGCTTCTATTATGCGGTCTTTCTTCAGATGGATGCGCGCCCCCCACTGGTTGTAGATACAGGCCTCGCCCTGTGTAACGTCCATGCGGTAGTTGCCGTGTTCTGTGGCCACAATAACGCTGTGGGCGGTACGACCGCCCAGAGGCAGGACAATCAGCTGGGTGCCTTCCGGCGGAGCGCTGGTAAACCCGAAATGCTGAAACAGCTCTGCCGCCTGCAGGCGTTCACCCGCCAGCGCATCGGCCTGCACCAGCTGAACACGCGGGGCGGTGTCCAAGCCGGTAAGCCGCGCCCTGAAGGCAAGGCGTATGGTGGAAAGCGCCCGCGCCACTGCCTGCTGAACCTGTCGCATTACCATATATCCACCACCTGCAGGGCCTGACCGGTTGTGCGGCCGTTGCGCAGGCCGGTATCCGGCAGCCACAGACCGTCCGGCTTTAATGTAAGTTCTGTCACACTGCCGCGCTCTTTACCGCCTGTGAATGTACGGGCGGTACAAAAAAACACATCATCAATATGATGCGGTTCTGAGCAGACGCGCACGCGCTGCCCCGGCTGCCACAACAGGCCCTTGCCTGCGCTGTCTGCAATGCGGTGGCCGCGCACCGTGGCCGTGATGGTAAGCCCGGCACACATGCCGTCTGCCAGCAGTTTGCGGGCACGGCGGGCGGCCAGCGGCTGGGTGTCGCATTCCGGCTCTACCACTATGCGCGGGCGGTATGCTGCCGCGCCGGTATCCGTTGCCTGTGCCCGCAGGTTATGCTGACCGTCCGCGCCTTCTGTCCCGTGAGTCTGCCCCAGTACCGTGACGGTGCTGTACCGCTCCGCCATATCGCGGCGTACAGACATGCCGGTAACGTTATTGCCTTTACCGTCTCTGCGCAGAATAAGGTCTGCCACCGGCGGTGCTGCATAGTCCGGCCCGCTGACAATCAGTGTACCGTCCGGAGAAAACCACGGCCACATGCCGTTGGCCTCTGCCGCGCGTTGCAGCGCATCCCATGCCGTCATGCCAGGCTCCACGGTGATTTTTTCGCGCCGGTCGCTGAAGCTGCCGCCGCCGATGCGCACTTTGGCTATGCCCAGCGGCCGGACAATGGTGCTGACTATATCTGTCAGGGTAACCTCGCGCGCCACAAACAGCGGCGCGGAGCAGTCCACCAGCACGGCGGCATCATCGCGGCCGGTCAGGGCAAGAGTGTGTTCGCCTTTGCTCACGCGCTGTTCCACGCTGTCCACCCTGCCTTGCAATACGGTTTGTCCGCCCACGGCCACATGCACCCGCGCCCATGGTGTCACCTCCCGCGGCAGCTTGCCGTCAGGCAGGCCCAGTGTGACATGCCAGCCATCCGCCGGTGTCATAAGATCGCTTTCAATCTCATAGGTCAGCCAGTCGGTGTGCCCGCGTCCGGCAATGGTTACGGATACACGTTGTTCAGAGGGCATAGACATGCAGCACCTCGCCCCGTGCGATAAAGTTGGGGTTGCGGATGGCAGGATTCAGCCGCGCCAGCTCGGCGGCACGGGTATGGTCGCCGTACAGCCTGTGGGCCAGCAGATGCAGGTTGCACGGCGCCGACACCGTATGCGCCACCAGCGGCGGCCGCTGGTTGATGACGGCGGCCGCCGCCTGCTGTACGGCAAGAGCCGCTGTGCGCAGCGCCTGTGCCGCCGCGTAGCCATCCGGCGGAGACAGCACGGTGCGGGCCTGCGTTATGCAGTCCTGCAGACGGGTACGGGTATTGCCCGTGAGGGCTTCTATCTCGTGCGGGGTCATGGCCGGGGTATCTGCCTCTGCAACCAGCATGGCGGTGGCCTGCGATGCCACAATCTCCGTCTGGGCAATGTTGGCATGTACCGCCACATGGGCCTGAGTCTGCGCTGCCACATCCGTTTGTGATTCTGCCGGCGGGTCTGCCGGCGAGTCTGGCAGACCGGCAAGCAGATCTGCGCCGTCAGAGGGCGGTACCGGCGGCAGAAAAATACCGGGGGACGATTCCGGCAGTCCGGATGACGGCCCCGTGGTGATGGTGCCTGCGTAGCTGCCGACACTGTCGGAATACGGGCGCGTGCCGCCGGACAGCGTGCGTGCCGGAAAAAGACGCGAAAGCCGCTGCCAGTTGCGGTACCCCAGCCCCTGCAGGCCGAGGCTCCGGACAGGGTCGGCCAGCAGCTGCTGTGCGGCTTCCATATCTGCCAGATAGGCTGAAGGCAGATCGAAATACGAGGCTGCATCGTGCACCGAGCGTACGCCGCCCGCATAGTCCTGCAGCGCCCCTTGCAGTATGTTCAGCACCGCAAGGCGCTGAGCAGGAGAGACGTTTCTGGCCACGGTCACAAGCCAGCGTGACAGCGATGCGCCGGACTGTTCCGCCGCGGTACGGGTGGCTGACTGCACGCTGATGTCAGCCGCCTGTGCCCGGGCACGGTGGCCCTGCGCTCCGGCAGCAAAAAACGGCATATCCCGGCCGGCCTCGGCAAATTCCATCTGCACTTCGGCATAGTCCGGCCGTTCACCGTCAAACGAACAGTCCCATGTAAGCACCACCACTTCCACCGGCCCGAACACAGGGTGCATCAGTTCGCCTTTGCCATGCTCGCGCAAGGCGGCACGCAGTGCGTTAAGGCCGGTTTCATACTGCGGCCCGTAAAAAACGCCGGTCAGGCTGATACGCTGTGCGTCGGTGCCCATATCTTCCTGTTCTGCCCCGTCACGGTACGGGTACTTATGTTCCTGCACTGCATGGCTGCCTGTGTCCCGTATGCGCAGCACCTCAAACGTCACGTTACGAAAGCGGGCGTCCTGCAGCGAGTCCTTCCAGCTCATAACCGCCTCCTAGTGCCTGCGTGCATTACGCAGCTGCACAGATTCAACCGCGCTGGCCAGTTCGCGGCCATCTATATTGATATGGGTGTGTACCGTGGTGGTGGAATCGTCGGAAAAAATAAGATTGCCCAGCATATCGCCGAGGCTCTGGCCCCCCCACGCGCCAAAACCTGCACCAATCAGCCCGCCCACACCGGCACCTATGGCGGTACCTACTCCGGGCGCAAAAAATGTTCCGATGGCTCCACCCATCGCAGCACCCGCTTTACCTCCGGCCAGCGCTCCTGCAAGGCCTCCGGCAGTGCCCACGTGGGCTGCATTTTTCTCGTTGCGGGTCAGATCGCCACTGGCTTCTGTGGTAATGATATCGGCTGCGGTCGCAGCAAGGGCAAGCGGGGCGCCGCCCCGCCCGAAAATCCTGCCGAGTGATTTTACCGCCCCTTTGCCTTGCCTGCCCACAGCGCGCACCATACCGGCAACACCGCTAGCACGGCCTCCGCGCAGGGCACCGCCCCCGCCGCGGCCGGTAAGCATGTTCCAGCCGCTCATTGCGGCAGCGGTGGCACCAAACATGGCGATTGCAGTGGCCGCACCGGTAACAACAAATGTGAGTTTAGGAAAACTTTTCGCCGTTTTTACAGCTGTATCAACGATAGAGGCGAGAGGGGTTTTTATGGATTCCAGCACAGCAGAATACGCTATCTCCACCTCTGTCATCAGTCTTTGAAGTTTAAACATGATTGTTTCAGAAACAACATCGTATGAAGTCCCTCCGGCTCCTGATGCGTTCTGCATGGCAGCTTGCACATCTGCGATGTACTTTTTCTGCGACATTTCAGCCACCAGAGCCATCAGGGCTTGCCTGTCCTGCACTATCTGGCCGACCGCTCCGGCCTGCAGTATGTCTGCCATGTCGTTGAGTATGGCTGTCCGCTCCGGTCCTTTTTCTCCGGCGGCGCGCTGCTGCAGGGCGGCAAAGCGTTTATCACCGGCAACAATGCGGGTTTCCAGCAGGCGAATAAAAGTATCCAAAGGCAGAGCACCCTTATCTCGGGCTGCGGCAAGGCTACCGGCAAGGTCGATACCGAATTTTTCAAAATTCCGCTGGGCGTCCTGGCTGTTCATCTTGGCCAGCAGGTTGACCAGGTTGTTGCCCGCCTGATCTTTGCTGCCGGCGGTAATGGCCGATGCCTGCGCTGATGCCAGCAGACGTTCATAACCGGCCATGCCTTTCATGCCCTGAGCGCTGGCCATCATCTGGGGCAGCCAGCGGGCCATGTCTTTCAGCTCGAACCCGCCCTGCTGACCTGCCACAATGGCTTTATCCAGTGCTGCCGGTGCCTGATCGGGTGAAAAAAAGCCCTGTTGGACACCGCGGATGACAATGTCTGCCAGCTCTGTAGAGGCCGCGCCGGAGGCCTGTGCGTATCGCTGCAGCACCGGCAGCAGACGCATGGCCACACCGGTTTCCAGAGCACCGGACGCCAGCATGGCGTCCAGTGCCTCAGCAGCCTGTTCGCGGTTGCCGCCCAGCCGGGCGGCCATATCCACGACTTTTGCCAATTCCGCCATGCCCGCACTGCGTCCTGCGGCATCGCGGTCTGCATACGCCGTGTTTGCCATACGGGCCATGCGCAGTTCAAAATCTACGGGCCGGGCCAGTGCCCGCTGCCCGACATAGGCTCCGGCGGCCAGCCCTGCACCCAGCTGTGCGGTGGACCGGGCCACACCGGCAGCGGTGCGGCCCAGAGCTTTCATGCTGTTTTCCGCCCTGCGGCTCAGGCTGTCCACCGTGCGCAGGCCGTGTACAAGACGCGAAAAGCCCTGCCTGTCTGCTGAAGCTGTGGCCCGTGCAAGCGTATGTGCCGCGTCAGAAGCCTTGCCTGCGCCGCGCGCAACCTCGTCAAGGGCACGCCTTGCCTGCGTGCTCATATTGTCCCGCAGGCGCAAGGCTATCTGTACATCCATACCGGACATGGGCACCTCATCTGAGTATCATTACTTGCTGATGTGTTTATTTTTCGGGACCAGCCGCCGGTTTACCACTCTGCGGGTCCCCGCCGGTTCGCCTGTTTTTCTGCCGCCGAGCAGCTCGATAAAATGCAGCATCTCCGGCTGCGTCATGGCCTGCACCTCGGCATAGGCAAAGCCATGACGCACCAGAACCAGCTGGGCCTGCCTTATCCGGGCAAGGTGGCGCTCGCGGCTTTCAGCTTTTTTCGCAGCGCTTCTTCCGCGGCCAGCAGCACGCCGTATTCCGTATCGGCCAGCGAGGCCAGCATATCGGCGGTTATGTGGGTCACAGTGCCTATGCGCACCAGCGTGCGTGCCCATGTGTGGCGGGTTATGGCGGCCAGCGATGCGCCTTCGCCGGCTTGTGCCATGGCCACTTCCACATCCAGCATGGTAGGCAGACGGATTTCAAAATCCTTATGCCATGTGCCGGATTCGTCACGGTAGCCTATGGTCAGGGTGCCCCGTTCTGTCAGGGCACCGCGGTGCGCCCCCAGAGGCGGGGGTACCGGCTGGATAACGGTGCGACCTTCTACGATGCCGGGACCGGACTGGCTGTCCGGTGCGCCGGGCGTTTGTGCGGGGTGTGTCATGTCTGGCTCCTTGGGGGTTATTCTTCGATTCTGTCCAGAGCGGCCAGCGTGACGTCCACCTTAGCCTCGTTATCCACGCTGTATTTGCGCGAATCTTCCATGCTGACGCAGTCAAGGTAGGATTCGCGCCTGCCACCGGCTGATACGGGATAAATGGTCAGCTTTGCGCCGACAATGTTGTCCCAGTCGGGGGCGCCTTCTTTGGGCACGGGCGCAGTCACACGCAGCGAAAATTCATGAACACCTTCGGAATAGCCGCTGGCGCGGCCTGTGCGGTTCATGGTTTTTACCAGCTTGCGGCCGCTCTTATGGCTGATGTCCACGGATTCAACTTCGTATTCCTGTCCGTCCACTTCCAGTACAATTGCGCCTAAATATTCTTTCAAAGCCATCTGGATGCTCCTTTACTGTAAAAATGAAAGCCCTCGCACCATATATATCTATGATGCGAGGGCTAAGCTGCATGAAGCTATTCAGTATATATTAACTATCTTCAAATTGTATAATTGTTAATATAGATTTTAAAAAATCATATATAATCCACAGTTGTACAAACATAGCTTCCACAAATAAAACATCTATTGTTACCTTAAAGACTATATTTGACTCTATACTAAACAACTCGCCACTATGGATTATATTTATCACCAATGTAAAAACAATAACAATGATAAACTCTAGCATTGCTCCATGCATGGTGCGTGAAATTTTTTTAATATCTACTGGGCAAACTTTATGTAGAATTTTTATTTGTGTCGCAAGAATTGAAGCTAATGAAATAAATATCGCAAACAACGTTATTGATACTTCAAAGGAATTTTTGATGAGAATTTTTTCTATAAAATCACTCTTTGCATACATTGAAAAAAGAGAGATGATCAATGCAACTATTGCAAAAAGAGTATATCTACCTAAAGTAGCCATTTACATATTCGCTTATTTGTTTCGGCAACTGTTCACGGCTTTCAGAGTCAATAGAACTTGAAGGAATATCAATCGTTACTTGATTTTCCCCTAAAACGAATCTGGCTTTTTTCCCAGTAATTTTAACAAAAACATCTCCACCGCCTTGAGCTGCATAATTCACTATATCCGCAAGTTGCTTGTTTTCCCTTGAAACTTCGAGGTAATTTTTATGTTCGGACTTTAATTTTACATTCGTTGTGGCTGCACGAGTTCCTTTTGCCACACTCTTTAGCTCTTCTGACAACATTGCAGACATGTTTGACATGTTTGGAGTAACCAAATGGAACTCGATAGATGTCACTTTACCTTCATTTTTTTTTGCAAAATCCCAGAACGAATTTTTATCGGTTATTGCACTAAACTTCGCAGTTAAATAGTTTTTTTTAAGATAACGGTTTATTTCGGGTGCAATTATTTTATTAACAATCACATCGGTATGAGAAAAGTACATATTTCTCTCTACAGCACATATTTGAACGTCACTTCTGTTTATAATGAAAATTCTCGTAGGCGGGAAACTTTCAATTTGTTCTTTTTTAAAATCTTCAGTATATCTCGATACCTGTTTTTCCCTTGCAATGGTTAGTAAAAAATTTTCTGATGGAGTAATTACATCAAGAGAATGTACAAGCAACTGACGTTTATATCGAAACGTTGCAGCTATTAACGCCTCAGCAAAATGCGAATTCTTTTGGCGAATGACTTTTTCGTAGTCAACCTCACGGTCTAAGTGCAACTGAAATTCGCGTGCAATAGGAATTATCTGATAACGATAAAGATCAAAGCACAACACGTTACTCATCTACTTTTTCTCCAATGGCTTTTGGTCAATCTATATCCGTTTTTTATAAAAAACTAAAGCCATAGGAAAGAGCGCTGCCGCTAGCGGTAACAACGCAGAACAGCAGCGCTCTCTGCTGCTATAGTGGAGCACTCCGCCGTTACAGCAGTAGGTCGATGCGTCCGGCAAACACATGCAGGCCGTTGACCACGTCCACCGGAATTTTGGCGTTAAGCCTGTTGGGGTCCTGACTATCGCGTTCCACGATGACGCCGGACTTGTTGGCTTCCACTTCCTCCACAATTTCCAGCTCTTCCATCTTGACCAGCACGTCCAGAATCTCGCTGCGCACTTTGGGCGCTGTGCGGGCGGACAGCTTTTCACGCGGAAAGCGCAGACTGATGCGTTCGCGCACGGCCTTGCGCACATAGTCAAGGGTACGGATGGTGGTCACATCAAGCAGTGCGATGTCGTCTATGCCCTGGGGGTCCAGCGTATACGTGCTGACGCTGCGTACAATGCGCACGATTTCACCCGGCGCCACTTCCAGCGGGGTGATGCCGTTATGCAGGGCTGTTTCCTGCTCCATACGGCTGAGGCGCCGCGGCACAGGCGGCGCAACAATGCCGGTAAGCGGCAAGGTGTTGAGGGGCCGCGCGGGGTCTTCTTCTCCCGCAATCTGCGCGGCATAGGCCGCTGCCACTTGCCATGAAGTACTTTCCGTACCGGGCAGCAGGGCCATGGTTATACGGCCGGAGTTAATCTGGCCGGCCAGCGTGGTGGCCTGTGCCAGAGTGCCGGTAAGGCCGCACACACCTATGGCGCCGCGCTGTTCCAGTGCGTGGGAAACGGCATCAAGGTGCGTGCGCAAGGCTGTCAGGTTTTCCTGATCCGTGTAGGGGCTGACAATGATGTGGTGCCCCCCGCCGAATACGGCAGCCAGTGCAGCGGTGATATCGGGGTCGGCCTGACCGCCGCTCATGGCCGCGATTTCCGCTGCCACTCCGTCTGCAGTCTCGCTGAGGGCCAGCGGAATACGGTTGCCCAGCGTGCCTTTGTTGCGGGCTGTCAGGGTGACGGTGCCTGTCTGCGCGGTGGCCGTTACGGGCAGTTCCGCACGTGCGTTGACGGCCGCTGCCAACGCGGCGGCCACGGCGGCAGCGGCATCACCTTTTGCCACGGCAATGCGTACACTGCTGTCGGCCACAGCCAGACTGACAACGCCCGCACTGGCGGCTGTGCCCGTGACAGTAACCGTACCGCTGGCGGCAATACCGGCGGCATCATCGGCAACAGGCAGCACATCGATCTGCAGGTACGGGTTGCTGACAATGGCCGCTTTTACCATGGCGTGGGCAATGCTGCCGGTGCCGAACAGAATGCGGGCTTCATCATCTGAAAACACGGCCACGGGCTGACCGGCGGGCTGGGCACCCTGTGCCGTACTTTGCGCCACAATAAGCACGCGCTGCGTGTTGGCCGGCAGCGTGCGTACAGCAAGACGGGTGTTAAACTCTATGTACTTGCCCGGCTTGCGGATGGAAGCGGGCAAGGTGTCGAAACTGACGTTAGGACTTGCCACGGCGGGCCTCCTTGCTGACGGTTTTGGGGACGGAAGCGGCGGATTTGACATCTGCAACTTCCACCAGATCGCCATCCGCCATGCGGCGGCGATAGTACGCTGTATCGGGCACCTCCACCGGTGCACTGTCGTCTATGTGGCGGCGCGGGGTATCTTCCGCGGGAACACGCACGCCTCGGACTGCCTGTACAAGCATGGTTTACTCCTGCTGAAAGGTAACGGAATCACTGGCATCTGCCCGCCCGTCGTCCGGATGCAGATGATACCGCAGGTCAATGCCGCACAGATCATGCGGCGGGGTGCCTTCGCCATCCGGTGCAAGGGGCTGCAGCGGAGCACGCAGTGCATAACGGGTGTGCCATTCCTGCGAATAGACGCTGATGGCACTGGACTGCAGACGGCCATTGAACAGGCTGCGCACCCTGCCCGGCCGGAGCGGTGATATCTCCAGCCCCTGGTCTTCAAAGTCCTGCCCCAGAAGCAACGCCGTTACGTCGTGCAGCATCTGATACGTGCCGGGGGTTGCACCGTCGCCCTTGCGTCCGGCGGCTTCGCCGCGCAACGAGCGCGAGACGGCCAGCACAACCCACGTGGCGGGCACATGCCATACATCATGCGAAGTGCCTGCCGGTGCCGGTTGCCCGGCACCCTGAAACGCCACCCATATGGCCGGCAGAGCCTGCACGATATGAGAGGCCACACCGTCCAGCTGGCCGCCGTAGGTGCCGACCGTACGCAGGTACGGCAGAGCAGCCTGACTGATACGGCCCGCTATTGCATCTTCTATGGCGGCAATGGTTGTCTGCATGGTTGCTCCTGTAGCGTCAGGCCAGCCAGCCGCGCGTGCCCGTGTATATGTCCACGCCGTCTGCCTGTTCCTGCTCCGGCGGGGTGACCTCGGGCAGTGAAGCCCTGCCTGAGGCAACATCGCGCAGCCACGCCACCGCAGCCTTGTAGCGGGTGGCTATGACCTCGGTCTGGGTGGCGGGGCCGCCGGTAAGCCTGTACAGCGCGATGTCGCATACCGCAGTACGCAGCACCGGCGGAACAGCCTGCAGCGGCAGCGCATAGCGCACAGACAGATAGCTGTCCGCTTCGCTGGAGGCCTCCTCCAAGGCCCCCAGCGCAACAGCGGTATCCGGTTCTCCTGACTGGGCGCGATCAGTGACGGCTATCACCTCGTCCAGCCCGAACGCTGCTATCAGATGGTCAATGGTGGCATATGACATTACTTTTTGTTTTTCCCCGATTTCTTCCCGGAAGCAGCTTTCTCCGCTTCGGGTTCAGGTTCTGCTTCGGGCACCACATCAAGAGGCAGTTCAGGCACCGCGGCCTTTGTTTCCTCTTTTCCGGCATCTGCTGTGCCAAGTGGAGTAACCTGCAGATAAGGGTCACTCTGCAGAGCCTGCAGCTGACTTTGCTGCAGCGCATCGCCGTCCACCGTTTCCGGTTCAGGCCCAAAGCACAGGCCGGCCCGAAAGCGACGGCCTATACCTTGAGTAGTGCGTACGAGATACCGCATGTGTCCTCCTACAGCAGCCACGGGATGGAACGGATAGTTGCGGCATCGTACCAGGGGTTGGTGCCGCCGCCGGGCAGCTCGGAAACGCCTATGACTTTGCGGGCCGCGCCGTTCAGGGTGGACGGTACGACCAGCAGCAACGTGTTTTTGCCGCCGGTGCCGAGGCCCAGAGGCCGCCCGCCGTCCGCCTTCATGGTCTGCAGAGCTTGCAGAGCCTGCTCAAAGCTGTCGGCGTTAAGCGCATGCTGGCTGCGTACGGCCATCTGCCAGAACCCGAAACCGGCATTGCAGCGATACCGCACGCCGTAAGGAATTTCGTCTTTGATAAAGACATGTTCATTGTCGGCGTTGGTAATGACCTGCAGCTCGGGCTTGGTACGTTCCTGAAAGATCAGCGGCTTGAGCGGGCGGGATACATCGAGCAGGAACCAGGCGGGTCCGGCATCCGCTGCGGGCACCAGATTGTTGCTGACCAGAGAAACGGCACCGGTGCCGTCCACTTCGGCATAGACGGGGTGGTCGGTGTCAAAGAAGGACTGCCCGTCAAAGCAGTTGGTTGTGTGACCGTTTTTCAGCAGGCCGAAAACCAGCTCGTCGGGATGCGTGGCCGCCCCGTAGCCCATCTCTTCAAACAGCGGGGTATAGATGCCCAGCTGGTCGTCCTCAATGGCGGTGCGGGTTACGCCCACAGTGCCTTCAAACAGCTTGTTGACAATGGCGTAACCTTCTTCCTTCATGTTGCGGAAAACACGGTCGCCCACCCATTCACGCAGCTTGGGAAACTGCCCCAGCCAGCCGTAGGTGTTTTGCGCGTTGCTGCTGGGGATACGCGTTGCGACCTGCGACCACATGGGCTGCGCTCTGGACAGGCCGCGCTGGTAGGCCGCGACAAAGCCGGTACGCAGGTTGGCAAGCAAAGCATTTGTGACAATGGCCATGGCTAGTTTCCTTTACCGCTTTTTGCGGCGTGGTATTCCTCGGGCGTAATCCCGAGCTGGTTGATGACGTAATCTTCTTCTGCCGTCAGGGCCGCGCTGGAGTCCTGCGTACCGGCGGGCGGTACGCCGCCGGTCTGCATGGCCCCAAGGGCCGCCACAGGCACGGCGCTGCTCAGGAAGGTACGCAGTGTGTCGGGGGCATCCTTGGCCAGGCCGCGTGCCCAGCCCTCCACAGCCTTGTTCAGCCTTCCGTCGCTGAGCGCGGCGTCGATTTCCGCATTCAGCGCGTTCTCAATGCTGCTGGTTTCAAGCTCGGCAACACGGTTTTTCAATGCCGCGTTGGCCTGCTGCAATGCGGTGAGGGCCGCTACGGGTGCAAACCTGGCAGGGTCAGGGGTTGCGGCCTGCTGCGTCAGCGCCGCAATCTGGCTGTCTTTGTGCTGCAACACGTCCAGCAGGCTTACGGGGGTGCCCCCGGGCTGGTCCGACGCTGCTGCCGCATCGCTTGCCCCCAGCATGTCTTTGAGCTTGTCCAGCTGCGCCGTGATGTCGGCTGCTGTTGCCGTTACCGGCAAGTTGAGCATCCAGCGCAGGCGTTCCAGTAGTTCATCCATGGTTGTCTCCTGTTCTGTTGTCTGTGCGGCCTGTACGTGCGCAGAGGCCGCGTGCACATTGCCCAGCGCCAGCGCCACGGCGTCTAAGCCGTCCAGCGCGGGGGTGTTGGTCAGGGCCGCGTTGATCAGCGCCAGCACGGCGCCGGTTTCGGGATCAAAAGAAAAGTACGGGGATATGTATTTGTATTCGCCGGCATCAATGTAGCCGCGCGCCTTATCCGTCCAGCTGACGGAGGCGAACAGACCTTTGCCGGCCACATAGACAAGCCGCTGCAGCCAGCCGGAAGCGGGCGCGGGCTGCCCGTTGGCACGGGCGTTCAGAGACTGATGCTCGTAATCTATGACAATGGGTGTTTCGCGGGCCTCTGCGGCTGCGATGATGGCTTCGGCAATGGAGGCATCCATCTGCCAGTGGGTGAGCCTGCCTTCTGTAATGGTGGCAGGGCGGCCGTCACGCGCGGCAAAGCGGCCTTCCGGAAACAACTGGATGTTGCAGCCCGCCGGCAGCTCTTTTTGCGATAGCATTTCCGGCAGATCAGAGTGCCCGGCACCGCCTTGTGACAGCGGCACCGCAAGACTGGCGGCAGGGTATGCGGTATGTCTGGTGGATAAATGCGTCATGCCCCCGATATACGGGGGCACGGATGGTCAGGACAGGTGGAAGGGGTTCAGAAGGTAGGAGTACTTTCTTTGTCGCTGGATAATCCCTTGGCAAAGGGCGTTAGCCCTGCGTTAGATTTTGCGAAGCCGCCTGTTTGCAGACCGATGTCCGCAAGCGGCAATATCTTCGCTCTAATCGCCGCCAAGTGCTTTTCGTACATTGTCACGAAGCACTCCCATAATTTCTTCTTCATCATCCGGCCCGATACCCAGAAACGGGCGGGGCACAACTGTGCCCCATGGTATAGGACCGCCGCGCCCGGTGCGGCCATGGGCACCGCGCAGAGCGCCGAACTGGTGCGTACGGGCGTGGGGTTCGTTGGTGCCTGCCACGGCGAAGTCCGGGCCGTACGCTGTCTGGATGCTGGCTGCCAGCAGGCCCCGCACCTGCAGGATGGGGCTGTCTTCATGTCCTGTTTTTGCGCGTTGGCCTATGGTGACCGGCGAAAGCGGATGCCATGCTTCGCCGCTGACGGGGTCGCGTTCTTCTGCAAAGGCCCGTTCCGAGGCGTCTGCCAGAATGCCGGCCAGCTGCATGGTAACGGGACTCATGTCGCGGCCCAGGTCTGCCAGTCTGGCGAGCTGCTTTTCTAACGCGTCCAGATTGACCGTGATTTCAATCATGGCTATTCTCCCCTATACAGATGAGCGGATGTGACACGGTGATATTCTGCCTGCCGTAGCACGGGCTTTTTTGTCCGGAGCGCTTTGTGGGGTTTCCGCGTTTGCGGGTGGCAGGCCCCACCGTCCGCTCCCTTTTTTACCTGCCTTCTTTCCCGCCCTTATCCTTTGCCCGCAGCTGCCGGATAATGCGCTGCCTGCCTGCGTCATCGGCGCTCAGCCGCCAGAAGCTGACCACATACAGCTCGTCTTTTTTGCGGGTGGCTTTGACCACTGTTACATACCCTTGCGGGTCATCCATAAAGAACAGCAGTTTCTGCGGATTTTGCCGGACAACTTCTCCCCGCTCCACCACATCCTGTATGCGGGCGTAATCGGCCTGCTGCAGTTCCGGATGCTGACTACGCTGTTTTGCATATGTCTCAGATGAAAGCCGTGCAACCGTGGCGCCCGTATCCAGCTGTTCCGCGTGGTGCGGTGCCAGCTTTGCAACAGGAAAACTGCCCTGCGGCGCGGCCTGCCATTGCGCAAAAGCCGGTCCGGCTGTCAGGTGGCGCACTGTGGCGGCTGCTGCAGGGTGGCTGGCGGCTTCAAGCTTTTGCACTGCCTGTGCCAGCATATGTTCCATACCGGCGGCACCGGCGTTGTACGAAAAGCCTAAGTCTGTCCAGGCAACAGCTTCTTCGCCGCCTTTGCGGGTTGCCGTGCCGGGCAGGCGGTATCCTGTGACTTCGCGGTTATGTACCTCGCCGGTGCGGGAGTCTGTGACCTGCTGCTGTCTGGTGACCATACGGCCCGCGCTGCTTTCCACCTGCAGGCCCTCGCGCTGCAGGCGATGGCCGGACAACGTCCGCACGCGGCAACGGCACCCCCAGCCGTTAGGCGGGTAATGGCTGCCCCAAAAGGCATCATCATGGGCAAACACTCTGCCGTGCAGGGCGCTGTGCGCCGGGCGCGTTTTCGCATCCAGCACCGCCACATACTGCCAGTACGGGCGGGCAGCAGCATTTTGCCGCTGCTGTCTGTACCGGCCGGCCATGTATGCTGTCTGTACATTCTGACGAAAGATAAGCCGCAGCCGTGCCGGACTGCCCATGCGCACGACACGCGGGGTACCGTCCGCGCCTTGTTCCAGCCGTTTGCCCCACCAGCCTTTTTTGCGCAATACGGGTTCCAGCTGCTGCATGAACCAGCGCTCGCTTTTGCCTTCGCGCAATTTTACCGCAAGGGCATTGCGTATATCTTCCAGCACATCCAGCTTTGCCACACCGGCCACGGTAAACGCACGGGCATGGGCCTGCTGCCACATCTCATGCCAGTTGGCAGTTACGGCATAGCCCTTTGATTCAAAGTAGGCGATGGCATCGGCGGGCGGCAGGCCGATGGCATAAGAAAGGTTCACAGGCTGCGGCATACTATGAGTCCGGACGCTGTTCGTCAGAGGCACTGAGGCTGCCCCACACTTCGGCCACAAACAAGGCCCGCGCCAGCAAGTCTTCCAGCTGCCCGCCGTCCATCTGCGGATACAGTTCCCCCAGTCTTCCGAGCAGATCAGCGGGGTCAGCTCCCTGCCGCACCTCATCCATCAAGGGGGCCAGCATGGCTTCCATAGCCTTATGCAGCTCTTTATCCGGCACGGGAACAGCGTCCACCGCAGTCTGGTCGGGGTAGGCATCACCACCTGCCGGTGCTGCAACAGCAGACAACGCTGCCAGAGCTGCAGGCACTGCGGGGCTGGCTGCAGGCGCAACAGGCATAAGAATGTCTTCATCCTTGCCGGCCACAGGAATTTTAAGTTTTTCATGCACCCATGACGCCGGAATGCGCATGACCGCAGCGAGCTTCGGCAGCGCATCGGCATACTGGGTCAAGTCTTCTGCCTCACGCGTATCAAAGCGGAACCACGGCAGCAGACGCGGGTCGTTTACACCGCTGTTGAGGATGGCCAGCGGCGCCAGCACCTGACGCGTCAACGTACCGGCCAGCTGCAGCGCATCGGAGATCAGCAGGTCATGCCTGATTTCGTTATGCACGTTGCCCAGGGCATTGGTGCTGGTTTTTCCGTCGGCCTGACTGGTCAGCGTGCCCCCCAGAATGGCTTTGCTCATGCCGCGTTCGCAGCGGTCTGCCAGCGCCCCGAAATGATCATGGCTGCTGTTGGCCGGCGTTTCAAACAGGATTTCCATCCCCTGAGGAATAATGCCGGAAGCATCGCGCCCCAGATACTGCAGCGCCCGACGCAAAGCGGCTTTATCTTCCTTGCTGCTGCCGGGGGGGTATTTGCCCAGGCGGAACGGCAGGCCATGCACGTCAACATATGCGGCATGGGCGGACAGTGCATATTCACGCAGCAGAAAGCTCCACGCCAGTACACGGAACAGACCGGCACGGGGCAGCCAGCCGGAACGTGAACGGTGCACATGCAGCACCCAGCCGAAGGGGAGAAGCTCTGCGCCTTCTGATGTGCCATCACGCAGCCGGAGGCTGTTCAAATTATTCGGGTGCGTCTGAAACCACGTCTGCGGGCGGAAATGAAAAGCCTGCGGCAGGTGCAGCGATCCTTCGCGGCCCCATTCGATTTCAAGCGCGGCAAAGCCGTGGCCTATGGCGTCAGCCATATCCAGCATCAGGTCTTCCACATTGCTGAGGGCTTCAAACTGTTCTTTAACCGCTTCCGCTACCCGTTCCGCCTTGGCATCTCCTGCACGCCCCGGCTGAATGTCCCAGTCCAGCGTCAGGAGAGCGCGCTTGCGCTTGGACAACTCTGCCGCCAGATGGTCGCAACGGTCTTCCATATCGGCAAACAGTTTGTGCTGCTCCAGTATTTCACCTTCATCGGCCGACTGCAGTATGGTGCGCAGGCGTGCAGGCGTCAGCCCGTGTGTCAGGTTGGCCCATTTGTTCAGCACTTCCAGCGTGCCGACGGCGGAGTATCCATCGGTCTGCTGCAGCCCCTTGGCCAGTGCCGAACGCACAAAGCCGCGTGCAGCTTGCATAAGGTCATTAAAAGAAACCACGGGAATCCTCCTCGATGTCAGACATTCCCCTGAAGGCATTCGCCTGCGGAACGGCTTCAAAAGCGTCCCTCAAGCTTACAAAACCGCCCGATGCCAGACGCCAGAGCATTTCAAGGGCATCCGGGCCGTCATCGTGATCTGCTTTGGGAAAGTGCCGTAACTGGTCAATCAGCGTATTCTGGCTGGAATGCACTCTGATGCGCCCCTGAGCCATATAGGGCTGCAGCGTTTCAATGCGCAGCAGTTTGTCGGTACTGTTGGTGATGGGCCGGACAGGCAGGGGAATCCCCCTTTCCGCTGCGCGCTGGGTCAGGACATGCGCAAAAAATTCCTGAAACTGCACAGCCTCTACCGCCCACATCAGGCAGCGGTACTGCAGATGAATGGCAATAATGTCTTCGATTATCCTGTCGGGATGCCGCTTGCGGATAAGGGCTTCCACCACATCCAGCGTCATGCTGGCACGGTTGAATCCGCCTACCAGAATGGCCGATGGGTCACGGCCGGCACCATGCTTGCCCAGTGATGGGTCCACCGCGCCGAACAGCAGCCAGTCGCTGCGCCTGTCCACCCAGAAGGCAATACAGGCGGCAAAAGGGGCGCTGTCGGAAGAAAGCGGATCGTTCTGCTGTTCGGCATCAAAGGCGCTATGGTCTTCTGCCCGTTTGAGCATCAGCTTGTACAGCGGACGCATGGCCGGCCACGACACCACCGCACCGCGCTGCATGGCCTGTGTGTTCTCGTTGTAAAAACGGTCGGCGGACTCCTGACCTTCCGCCTGCAGCAGGTTTTCCCACTTGTCCCACAAGTCCATGCGTTCAGGCCAGGTGACGATGGCGCGAAAGGCTTTGGACCGCCACATGGGCTTTTTCATGGTGCGGGCAAGCACGCTGTCATAGTGCAGGATGGTACCCACATAGATAACATCCATGCTGTCGTCGGCTGGTCCCAGCGATAAGACAGTACGCTGCAGCCAGCCCTGCAGCTTGTCGCGTTGCTCGGGTTTCTGTACGTTCTCGTCGTTTTCCAGATCGTCCAGAATGGCCAGATCAGGCCGGTACGGGCCATGACGCAGCCCGCGCATACGCTTGCCGGCGCCCAGAGCCTGCAGTTTGATATTACCGGCGGTTACTGTGGTCGCTTCGTTCCACACACGGCCGCGCCCGCAGGCCTCTGCAAAGTCCATGGCTAGCCGCGGATTCGCTTCCAGCTCAACCTTGACAGCTTCCAGCAGGGCGGCGGCCTGCGTCAGCGCGTCAGCTATCAACAAAATATAGTGCTTACGCTGGGTAACAACGCACCACAGTACAAAAAACAGCGCCACATAGGTGCTTTTCGCCTCGCCACGCGGTGCGGCAACTGCCAGTTTGATGCCGGTTACAGCCTCAATAATGGCGGGCACTTCCAAAGCGATGGCCAGTTCATTTGTTTCAGGCATAACCTTGCGGCAGGCGGATACGGTTTTGTTAAAGCTGTCGGCAAGGCTGGCCAGTATATCCGCCTTTTGTGCGGCGCTTAGCTCACTGTCCGTATCATCACGTAATTGATCTATTAATGCTTTGTGCTGCACCAGATAGTCGGCAAGCATCTGGCGGGTGACACTTTCCACACCGCCGGTAGCGCCGGACATGAGGGCACAGGCAAGGCGGGCCTTGTCCCAGTCGTCGCCTTCGGCCTTGGCTTTACGCTTCCAGCGGGCGGCTGTGGACGCAGGCACCCCGCCCGCAACTGCCGCACGCTCTAACGGCAGCTGGTCATAAATATAGGCGCTACGCACCGCACGGCGCGTTTCTTCCGCGTGGGCCATGGGTTACCATCCAAGTGTTGCTTTAATGTAGGCGATACTGGAAGCTACAAGGGCACCGGTAATACCGCCGGCAACACCCCCTGCCACTGCCCCGGCACTGGCCGCACGCCTGTCCATGCCATCCATACGCTTATCCAGTGCATCAAGTTTGGCGTCCATACGCTCCAGCAGCATCAGCTCCTGTGTTCGTGCTTCCGTAGGCTTCTCATCGTGCATTTCTGGCTCCGTCGCGTTCTATCAACCGGTCAAGTTTGGCATCCATGCGCTCCAGCCGGGACATGACCTCGGCGCGCATAGAACTGTAATCATCACGCCGCACGCAGGTGTCTTCCAGCTCATCCTTCATATCTTCGGGCACGCGCACCGGTTCAAAGCCGTTTTGCACGTGGTGTTCCCAGCACTCGTCAGGCGACATATGTCTCCGGCGGCCTGTTTCATCTGTTATTTTAGGCAGCGCACGGTGCGGTGTGGCGTTATATTCCACAACACGTTCAAGCATCAGCTCCTTAAAGTCTTCCCAGCTGGGCAAGAACGCTGTCTGCACCTTACGCTTCAAGGCTTCTCTGGTGATTTTGTACACCTTCTTCGCTGCGTCCTTGTCCATGTCACTATGCGTGCATGACGGCAGGCGTTTGGCCACAGGCTCGCAGATGGTGCCCACAGCCCGTTCCATCAGCCCTTTGCCCTGCGGGCGACCGGGTAAGGATGCAGCCCGCTCAATACCCAGTCGGGTAAGAATGCCCGTCCCCTCGGTCGACAGTTGCAGATTGTCGTAACCGGGGCCGTTGTCGGCATAAAACATGGCAGGGATGCCACCGAACATGCACGCCATGCGCAACGCATCAAGTACGCTCTGCATGTTTTCAGACATGCTCAGCGAAATGCCAACGCACCGCCTCGTGGCGACATCCAGCACCAGGGTAACTTCCGGCTTGAATGGTCGGCCGTTCAGTGGGTTGCGCACCTCTGCATCAAAAGTAGTTCCGTCGGCTGTGTAGCAATCTGTGGGCAGCATATGCGTTGTTGAACGCCGCTTGCATGGAGCCATGGAAAGCAGGGCATTGCCCGTTTTCCGGCCCCGTGAAAGCTCCGGCAGTGCCACTTTTTTGGCCCAGCGGCGCACTGCATCCAGAGAGGGCGCCTTACCGGTCAGCTTGCCGCTTTCATACGCGGCAAGCAGGTCTTTATGAGCCTGCACCATAGATGGCTTTTGCGGTTGCTGAAAAAAGCTCAAAAAAAGCGGTGCCCAGTCCGGTACGGTATAGTCCGGCTGCCGGTGCTTAGGTGCCAGAGCTTCCTCGCCGCCGCGTTCATAATCGCTGCACCACGCATACAGCCTGCGGCGTGAAATGCCGCGCTTTGCCTTACCGTTGCCGGTCTTGTCATTGGCTACGGAAACCAGCTGTTGCAGATGCAAAGCAAGGCTGCCATCTGCCGCTGCGCTGACAAGGCTCTGTATGGCCGCTTCTTTTCCTACAACGCCCATCAGCCGATGAACTTCACGCACAAAGGCCAGTCTGGCAGTTGCGACTTCGCGCTGCCGTTTGCTGAGGCCCGAAAGATTGCCAAGGCGTGAGGCAATGCCCGCCCGGCGCCCGGTTCCGGCAGCATCCGGCACAGCTGGCACTCTGCCGGAATCAGGGTCTTGCATACGCAGCAGGCCGGCAGCTATGGCCCGACGAGTGGCCTTTGGCATAGATTCCACCAGCCACTCGTTGCCACCCCCGCGCCCTTTACGAGGCCGGGACTGCCAGCCTTCGCGCTTAGCCTTGGCTAGCACTCCCTTAGCTTGAGACAGGTTCAGATGAGCTATAAGCTCTTTGGTGGTGTATGCGTCCTTGTACATCGTCATAAATACTCTCGCGTTGTGAGTTCCGGCCCTGACTGTTAAGAACCATCAACCGTCCAAAACTCCGGGGACTGATGCGAATAGAACGCAACGCCCTCAGCCATTGCGCGGGATAAATCTACAACCATCTTCAACGCTTTGTTGTCGTCAGCCTCCAGCGTAACGGGACTGTATTTATACCCCTTGCCGTCGTAGCAGAGGGTACAATGCAATCCCACAACACTTGTCACGGCAGGTATAGGCCCATAACACAGGGGGATTGCGCCATTACCACACTTTGTATCAATCCGGACAATGCCATTGCGGCAAATACTGGCGACTACCTTTTGGGTGCTCATGCCACGCTCCTCTGTTGCAAATCCGCCGGCAAGCTCAGCACATCTGCAGGGCATCCCATCTCCAGCAAGGCTTTCAGAACCTTGCGGTGATTGCGTCTGCCTCTTACCGTTGCCGCAACAGCCTGAGGGCTAACCCCGACCTGTCGTGCAACATCAGTCATTGACAATCCGCGTGCGTCCAGAAATTCTCTGATCCGATACGGCTGACGGTGTATTCCGGCTCCGGTTGCCGCATGTGCATTCCCAATCATCGAATTGACTCCAGTTGTTTTTTACGACGCTGTAACGCTTTGATCTGGTCTTCAACTTCCGCCTGCTCCAGACGCAGCCTCTGCGACTCATCAATCACAGTGCCACCATGCACGGCAGCCTGAACCGCCAAAGGCTCAAGACTGCCAACAACGTCACAAAAGACAGCTAATGCACGATGGCTAGGCATATGTTCAGGGGATGAAGGAGATAACCACTTTGCCAGAATCTGATCTGAAAGCTGCTTGGCGTTTCCACCGGTAAGACGCACGCCCGCCTGCAATGCCAGTGCGTTCATGCGGTCAACAACCTCCTCACGCGAAACCCTGTTGCGGCTACAAAAATGCTTACAGGCTTCGTTCATGGCAGATTTGATTTCCCTGTCTAGCAGGGCAACCCTGTTTGCCACGTTGTCGAAGAGGGAAAGCTGCTTCATTTCTCCGTCCATCAAAGTCACATTTGGCGTCAAAATTTAGTAAAAAATGGGACGTTGACCGTTGCATGGAGCGGCTGTAAACTGAGGTTGAACTTGTATCTCCGTTTATCAACCGCCCATGTCTTCTTTTAGGTCAAAATACTGTCCATATCAAGCAGAAAAATGGGTAAAGGTTTGATTTCTGCCTTGCGTGCTGTTTTTCTAGTCAAAAGAGCTAATTAGTACACAGCGCGCAATTTTGTACAAAGTAAGACTTAATCCGCGGAACATTTACCCATGAAAACGCTAGGTTCAAGAATAAGAGCCGCAAGGGGCGCAACCTCTCAGGATGCCTTCTCCAAGCAACTCAAGATCAGTAAGGGTTCCCTTGGATTTTACGAGCGGGACGAAAATCTGCCCAACACAGATGTGGCACTAAAAATCTGTTCAGAAACTGGAGTCCGCTTAGAGTGGCTTCTGTTAGGGCACGGCCCTATGTATGATCATGAACGAACGGCAATAGAGCATGCACGATCCGGCATTGCGAAAGCTGGTGATCCTCTTTCTTTGGTGAAGCTCAACGAGCCGGCGCCCTTTGATGAAAGGGCACTGAATCGCTGTCCCCAACAACCAAAGGAAGGTGTTGAAACGGTTTGGATTCCTCGTTTGAAGGCTCGTCTCAGTGCGGGGGGCGGCAGCTTTGAAGTGGAAACGGAGTGCAACGGTAAGTTTGCGTTTCGTAAAGACTGGATTCGCACAAAGGGAAATGCGAATGACATGGTGCTGATGGAGGTTTCAGGCGACAGCATGGAGCCGGATATATGCGATGGGGACATGGTATTGATTGATCAGAGTAAGAACCAAGTCATCGCCGGCGGCATATTTGCTGTCGGCGTCGAAGAGACTATCATGGTCAAACAATTAGATATGGAGCCTGGCACTCTCGTCATCCGTTCAAAAAACAAAAGATACCAAGATATAAAAATACCACGCGGGAGCGACCTGGCGGAAAACGTTCGCGTTATAGGTCGCGTTATTTGGTGGTGTCGAGAGGCCCGTTAGAGCCGCACTTAGGTAATAAAAAAAGCAGGTGCCCAAACAGCGCCTGCTTTTTTATTATTCTTAACCAAAGTTGTGCCAAAAGTTGCGCAGCTTTTTCCATTTTTTTATATTTTCTTCACAAATGCCATTGCGCGCGATTCGACACGTCAAATACGACTAATAGTCCGTTTTAGCTAAAGAAAAAGCACACGCAAGCCTCTCTGGCGTATGTGCCAAATTAACTAGCTCCCCACACTTTTCGGATTCGACTCGCGCGGCCCGCGGAGCGGGGCGCATCCTTCTTGTATTGGGCACGGGAACCTCTACCCGTTCCCCTTCCCCCCCCTTTCCCCCTTAAAGGGGGGCACGGGAACCTCTATTAATGGGCCAGTATCATCCGGTGCGTGTCTTGACGTGCGCGGGTCCTCCGGGGGCCCCCAATTAACAGGGGTCGTGGCAGGCGTGTTTTGTCTGCGGGTGTCGGGTCTGATTTTTTTTGAAAAAATGAAAATGGTGCAGCCAGAGCGGCCAGTGCAGTCAGAGCGGCCAGTGCAGCCAGAGCGGCCAGTGCAGCCAGTGCAGTCAGTGCGGCCAGTGCGGGGCCGTGGCAGCGCCCTTGCCCGCTTTTGGGCAGATGGGGGTGCGGCATGAGTAAACAGCATGACGACCGCAGCGCCGACACAAAGAAAAACAGCAGCGCGGGCGGGCGCAAGACCAGACCGGCAAAGAACACGCCCAGCGCGAAAGTGGCAGAGGCCGCAAGGCAGGGCCGCGATGCAGAGCACGACAGAGCCACACAGAAAGAGGCCGACAGCAGCAGCCCTGCAGGTGGCAAAAAAGGAAAGGGCCGCAGCCAAGATGCCAAGGCGCAAGGTTTAGAAAACGCCGGCAGTGAGACCGTCAAAGCGAAGGCCGCAACTGCCAGTGCAAAGAGTAAACAGGCAAAGCGGAGCACGGGCAAAGGCGGCAAGGCACAAAGCGCAAAGCAGCCGCCTACGCCGCGGGTTGATCTGATTGCTGCCACGCTGAAACAGCGCCAGCCGCGCAGTATGCCCATGACCGCAGAGGGCGTGCCGGACTATGCCGCGCTGGCAGAACAGGTGCGGCAGGAGATAGCCGAAGAGCGCAACGCCTGCTGGCGTGCGGCGCAGGCAGAAGACAAGGGGCAGAAGCTCAACCCGGAACGGGAAGAAGCGCCCGAAGGTTTGGACGTATGGCAAGCCGAGTTGCCACCCCAGCGACCTGAGCGGCCCGACGTGGCCACCATGCTGGACTATTGCCAGCGTAACGAGCTAGGCGACGCGGAGCTGCTGGCCAGCTACATACGCGGCAGGCACCTGTATGACCACGCCACACAAGAGTGGATGGAATACGACGGCATCCATGTGGTCACTGCGGTGATGTGCTGGCGTGTCTTGGGGCGCGGCTCATGTTTGCGGTAG